CCCCGCCGATATTGACGGCCGGCACACGGTCTTTCTTCACCTTGACCGATTCGGCGATTCTTTCGCCCCACGGCCCGGCATAGTTAATCGCGGCCTGACGCCACGCTGGAGCCATGTGCTTATCGGCTACGGCCTGCGAGGCCTGCCTGAGTTCGGCGGAGGCCTCTTTGGGCAGTTTTCGGAAGGCTCGGAGAATGTCGTTTAGGCCGTCGACGTAGGTGTCAAACACTTTGGCTGGAGCCATTGCCTAACACCTCCACGATCGTAGCTAGTTGCCGGGGATCGTAGGCCGCTACTTCCTCGAGGGGCCTTCCGATTCTTACGGCGACTTGGGTTATGAATCTCCGGACTGATCCGGCTGGGTAGGGTCCGGCGTCTCGGCGTCCTCTGCCCAAACTTCCTTTTCCTTCGCCCAGGCCTTGACCTGTGCCAGATTTGCAGGTGATTCCCCGGTCACGTGGATGTAGGCGCAGATCAAGCGGATTCCCATGGTGCCCGGCTTGCGCTTTGCCTTGTCGTACAGTTCCTCGGCCTCCATAAGATCGGCTGAACAGATCTGGTAGGTGACGGCCTCGGGACTGTCTGACGTTGTTACGGTGATGCTTGGATACATGGCGTTTCCCCGTTCTCTAGTTGGTTATGCGAAGGTTACCGTGCCCTGCATGGAAACGGTGCAGGTTGCGATTCCGGCGGCGTCGAAGGTGACGTCGCAGGAGTCGATGTACATGGCCGCGCCGGTCCAGACGCCCGTAGCCGACTCGACCGTGACGGCGACAGCTGCGGGGGTTGCGATAGCGACCTGGAGAGCGTCGTAAATGCCGGCGTTCTCGTCGTAGAGGAAATCGAGCGAGATCGTCGAGTTCAGGTCGGTCTGGTTGAATGCGACATCCGAGAGGGTCTTGGTACGGATAATCGTGGGCGTGGTGGTGATGGTGCCGGTCGTGATCTGTTCTTCGTACTGAGTGGCGCCTACCTCGACGGTGAACGCGGCACCAGCAACACTGACAACGGACATCTTTTTACTCCTTCATAGAAACGGAGACGTTTATCTCCGTGGTGTAGACGGTGCCTTGCGCTCCCACATCATTTAGTTGCGGGGGGTTTACGACATCCCACGAGAATCCTGCGGGGATGAGCGGTAGGAGGAGGTCGATTGCGTTCTCGACGTCCAGGGTTGCGGCCTCATTGTTGCGAGGGCTGATAACGATTAAGACACGCCAGCGCACACGGTAGCCGAGCGCTGTGCCTCGCTCATGCGTGATCCAGGGGGAATCCGGCACGATCACGACGGCCGGCGGCCGAGGGACGGCCGGAACTGTCGTATAGACCTGGAGGCCCTGCCCGGTAAATGCCGCGACAAGGGCCTCTCTGGCTTCGGTGACTAGGGCTGTCATCCGATCATGCCTTTAACGTCCATGTAGGGCCCGAGTAGAGCCATGACGCGCCGAGTCATCCAGACCGATAGGCGGTAAGGCCCAGGGCTGAAGTCTGTGGCGACGGCCTGCCCGCCTGCGGCGGTGCGTGCCTGGTAGATCTCGACTGCTACCGAGAGGGCGGCTTCCTTGCAGGCTGGGGGCTCGAGTTCGTAGGCCCCGTCCGTGAGTAGGGACGCGACGATATCGTCGGCGGCTGCGGCCACCTGATCGTAGGGCTCCTCGGGCGGGTCATAGTCGAGGTCCAGCGCTGCCGCTAGTTCCTCACCCGTTACGAGTGCCATATCGTCGCGTCCCTTATCTCAGCGGTTTTTAGAAATCTTCGAGGCTGATGATGCCAGCGCCGGAGATGATCTGCGATGCGCCGTAGCCGTAGACCGCGACATCGCGGCCGAGCTGTGCGACGTTCTCGACAGATGCGAGACGGGGGCCGTCCTCGATCCACTTGGCCGACTCACGGTTCGACACGATGATGAGGTTGTTGCCCAGGTTACGGTCGAGGATGACCGGGAGGCCCGAGACGCTGACGCCGAGGGTGTTGGCGGAAGCGACGCCCGACACGTTGTAGGTGCCGTAGTTGCTCGGGAAGAAGGTCGACCAGCCGCCGATCTTCTTAAAGACTGCCGGCGAGACCAGGACGAATTCGGCCTGCATTCCCGTGGCGGTCTGGCAGTTGACGGACGCCTCGAACACGGCGGCGCGGAAGTCCGAGCCGTCGGTGTCTGCTGCGAAGTCGTATGCGAGCGGGGTGCGTGCTGCGTACAGGGCGCTCACGAATGCGATATCGGTGACCTGAACGTAGGAGTTCAGCATGATACGCGTGTGAGCGTCGACGTAGGACGGGGTCGAGCGCTGGAGCAGCTGGTAGGAGATGTCCGAGCCTGCTGCGTAGGTCTTCAGCGTTGCGGTGCCCTTGAGGAGGCTGATCTGGACGGAGTTAACTTCGTCCTTCTCATCGACCTGCTCCTCGACGATCTGGGTGAGGTTCGGGGAACCTGCCCAGTAAGGCCAGTTAAAGGTCGTGCCAGTGGTGCCGGCCGACTCGACGCCGAAAGCGGTGATGGCCGGGCGGCCGAGGTCGAAGATGCCTCGGACGATGGTGGACCAGTTCGGGGGCAGGACGCCGGGGTTATCGTCGGTGACCTGATCGAACAGGGCGCGGGCCTCGATCTCGCCGTTCAGCACTGCGAGACGGTAATCGCCGAAGCTGCGGAACTGTGCGAGTTCGTGAACTGCGGGGGCTGCGGTGTAGCTGCGGGCCTCGAGGTCGCTGAGGCGCTCGGCCTGCTTGGCGAGTGCCTCGCGTGCCTGGATGTCTGCGGATTCCGCCGGGGCGGTCTCCACCTCGACGGTTTCGACTGACATGCTTTCTCCTTCTCGGATTGCGCTTACGCCGGCCGTGGGATACGCCGGCATATGGGTGATTGACGTCTCCATGAGGGAGGCCGCCATGTGCTGGACTGCGGTCTTAGCCCGATTCCAGACAGATTTGGTCGGCATAAAGCCGACGGACAGGCCCTTGGCGGAGCCGGTACGGATGAGGGTTGCGGCGTCGCGGCCCTGGACCGTGTTTGCGATATTAAAGTCGATGTATAGGCCGTCCGGCTTATTCTCGGCTGCGGTGATGACGCCGATGGGCTCGCCGTGACGGTAGGCGATGGGCTTACCGATTACCGATTCGGGCTGGAAAGCATTAGGGGCGAAAGACTCGCGCACATTGCCGATGTTCGTTTCGACGCCATAGGGGACGGCGCGGCCGTAGCCTTGGCCGGCGATGTCGGGATTTGAGTCATCCTCGCGCATCTCGACGATAAAGTCGGAGGAGAATTCTGTCGTCTGCATTATGGCCTCAGCTCGGGGTCGGATTCCATTAGGTCGGGCAGGTCGAGGAGTTCGCGGGCTTCGTCGATCGAGATGACATCGAGGGGGCGCAGGGTCGAGATCAGCGTGGCGATTTCTGCCGGGTTTCCGCGCAGGAATACCGACGTGTCGAATTCGACGGCGTGGCCTCGAGGCGTGACGTCATTCATCGAGAGGCGCTGCGAGATCTGAAGCATTACTGGGGTGAGGCTGAGATCGAGCAGCTGACGGTAAAGGTCGGTGCGGTTCGAGTAGGTGAGGCTCGAGCCGGATTGCGTGGCGTTGACCCATGCTGCGTCGAGGTTAGCCTGCCGGGCGATGCTGAGGGCTGAGGCATCTCGAGCGGCTGTCAGCTGCATATCGTTGGGGCTGAAGCCGCCGATAGTTTCGGTCGAGATTGTGGAGTTCAGGTACGCGGTGGAGCGGTTTGTGCGGGCGGTTTCCCAAGCATCGAGCAGATCGTCGACAACCGAGCCGGGGAGATCCGCGCCTGAATTCTTGAGGATGACGTTAGGAACTGGGTATTCGGCATAGCGGAGAGCTGCGGCCTCGAGAGCTGCCGCCGTGTTGCAGGCTGAGGCCATGGTGGTGAGCCAGCCGCCGGCAGGGTCGCCGTCGAAGCGAATTACGTCACGCGGAGGGACTGCAAAGCCATTCCAGTAAACGGTTCCGAATGCGGGAATCGGATCCATGACCGCTTCCGTCGTCGGGTCCGGACTGAATGAGATCTGGGTATACGGCATCCACACGATTTCAGTTGGGTAGCCGTCCCATGCTCGGTTTTCGACTTTCCAGTAGGCGAAACCGTAAAGCAGGAGATCCTGCACGGTGCGACCCATGAGCGACGAATAGGTGGTCTGCATACTGGGCTGCACAAGCAGGCCTCGAGCGACTACCTGATCTCGGCCAACGTATTCCTTGAGCGGAAAGGCTGAGATCGTGTTCGTAAAGGTCTTGAGGCACTTAACGAATGCCGGCACCTGGAGCGCTACGCCAAGGTCGACGCCATAGCTGGAGGAGCGCTGGATCTGAACTAGCAGCTGCGCGGATGCGTCGCGGATGTACGGGACCGGCTCGGAAACCGCCTGCGCTGCCGCTGACTGAATCTGTGCCTGGTCCCGTACAACCTTGAGTGAACGGGGAAACGCCACGGGTGTAATTCTGGTGCCATATCACACGGCGGTCAAGTAACAAAGCATATCTGTGCTTTATGCGCGTCGGCGTGTATGAATCCGTGCCATCGGTCGCGGCGTCTTGCTCGCCTGATAGGCCGCGAACATCACGGCCCTAGCTGCGTAGACGCCTCCGTGACCCATGCGGGCTGACATCACCCAGCCGCCTTGACGCTTTGAGATATTCGACTGGGTGAAATGCTCGAGCAAGGTTTCTGAGTCTTCGTGAATAATTGCCCGGCGGTCGAATAGGTCGAGGAGGTTTTGGGTCGCGGCTGCGGCCTCCCTCTGCCCGACTAGTTCGTCGAAACGTTCCTGGAGCCTGTCCACATAGCCGGGAGTTACCTGTATAAAGAGACTGGGGTGATCCTTGCGGATTTCCCCTAGACGTGCGTCGACATCCTTGATCGTTCGGTGAGTGGTCGCTCGGACAACGATCCGGCCGTCCTCGAGTGGGGCCGCGATTGCTACGGCGTGACCCATGCCATCAAAGTCAGACTCAACGGCGACCGACCAGATGCCCTCGGCCGGCAGGCCTTCGTCGGAGAGGGTTTCTTTCCACCATGAATCTTTAAGCCAGTGGTTAGCTCGAGGCACCCACAGGTTCAGGTATTCCCGGAGCCAGGACGATTGCTCGATGTTTTCCCACTGGCCGCGCAGGAAAGCCTCGCGCTTATCGTTCCACTCGGGGCTCGCGTACTTCCATGTCTCGGGATCGTCGGGGTCGGCGGTTGGCGGTGCTGACCATTCGAGCAGCAAGATATTGCCCGGGTCTTCCGCGCCTAGGTGGTCGATTGCTCGCTGCCGATACGAGGTCATTAGTTCGCTCGAGGAGTCACCAGCTGTAGACACGAGGAAGGCCTGCGGGTTGAGGCGCTCGGCCATGGTCGGCGCGATTGCTCCCATGAATACCTGACTAGGGATGCTCCAGGCCTCATCGAGGAAAGCCATGTTAATCGAGAACCCGACGCCGGCGGAATCGTTAGCCGCGTGGATTAGCCAGCGGTCGCCTGACGGTAACTCGATACCGGCCCGCTCATTTCCCCAGCGTGCCGCTTGCTTGCCGTACTTTTCCACGGCCCAGATTCCAGCCGGACGCATAACCTCCATGGCGGTCGAACGCTTATTGGCCACATGCAGGATCGTCTGAGGCTCGCCGAACAATTCCGCGTGGTGTAGCCGCCACATGCAGATCGCCCGGGATAGCACAGACTTCCCGGACTGCCTTGCCACAGTGAGCACGACCGTCGGCCAACATAATTCCCCAGTTTCGGGGTAATACTCGAGCGCCCGGTCAAGCGCGTAAGCCTGCCAGCCGCGCAGCTGCAATCCATACACCGTCGAAAGCCAAACTCGAGCCGCGGGACCATGAGATTCCACAGTGCTCCGTTGCGGGCCTGTCTCCAATCGTGGAAGGACGAAACCTTCAGGATGTATCCGAGCCTTGTCGGTCACGCTTTGGCCTCTCCTGGAGCGTTCTGGGACCTCTGGGGGATAATTGAGAGGGGCGGCGGGAGTGTCCGACGGCCTGTCTGAAAAACGGGTCGTGACTTTTTTTCCGTTGCGCTTCGCGGTTGCTCGCGCTGATCCGAGTCGGCCGCCGTGTGATCGGTTGCAGCTGAGGTGTGCGATTCCTGCTTGGTCGAGGCTGGGGGCGATCTCGCCTGTTTCTGCTAGGGGTGGTTCGTGGTCTGCTGTTGGGCCGTCGGGGTGTGAGCCGGGCAAGGTCATGTCGACCGGGTAGCCGCAGCGAATACAGACTGGTTCGCATTTGGCTAGGACTTGCTTGCGCCATGCGCGGTATTGGGCGGTCGAGTGGAGGCTGCTCATGCTCGGCGTCCGGCCAGGATGCGGTGGACTGCTTCGACGGGGTAGCCCTTCTGTCTGGCTTGGCAGGCCATGAGCCAGCGTTCATGTGTTTCTGGCCGGCAGAACTGACAGGGGCTGGTGTGGTCGGTGTCGATCCAGCCGCGATAGCAGATCACGTGGCCGCAGTTGCAGCCAGGCTTGCGACAGTGTGCGTCGATCTCGATGGGTGTGTGCATTTGGTTTCCCCTAGCGTTTGCGGCCATTCGTCCGGGCTTGTCCCTGCGGGCCCAGCCGAACGGCCGTCGGTGGTTGAGTGAGTATCTTCCCCGATCATCCTCTAATCGTTTCCGATCTTGCATCTACTCCGCGACCATGCACCCATTTCCGCATGGCAGGCCCACCAGCTTTAACCTGGGTTAGACCCGCCAACTACTCGGGCCATGGCATTAGGGCGCTGCCATGCGGCGATGGTGCTGTGCGTTAGTTAGATGCTTCGGGGTGCTGCTCGAGGTAGGCCTGCCACACGTGGGCCTGGAGCCTGCCACGCTCGCCGACTGGTATTCCGACCTTGCGGGCCCATGCCCGTACATCCTTCTCGGTTGCGATCATGCGCTGCCTCCCGTAAATGCTTCGACGGTGGTCGATTCCTGCATCTTCTCAATGACGTCTGACGCTTGCTTTTTCGTCAGGTCGTCGAGGCTGGTGACCGTATCATGGTTAGCTGCCATTAGGCACGCATTTACCAGACCCAAGAATTCTTCCTTAGTGGCCACGCCCAGATCCTTAGCCATTCCGCGAATCTTGCCCTTCTGTGCAGCTGACGCTTCGCCTGTGCCCCCGTACACCTTGGGTGCACCGGGCAGGTTAGGCATCGGCTGACCATTCGGGAAAGTCTCAACCTTGGGTCGAGGCTTGTAGAACGGGTCATCATCTGGCGTGCCGGTCAGTCGCTCTGCCTTTGTCATCTCGGTCATAGAGGCGCGGAATTTCTCTTTCGAGTATCCGGCATTTGCCAGGGCTCGGCCGATTGCTGAGGTCTCGCAGTTCTCAAGGGCTGAGGTCTTATTGACGGGTGAGCCGCCGACTACTTCCTCAGCGAATCCGTTAGCTGCAAGGCGGTCGCCGATCCAGACCTGGGCCTCCATGAGGTACTGGAGCGGTCGGCCTGAGTCGTCTCGGACTACCTCGATGAGCCTGGACTCGATGCGGCCGTCGGCCTTGTGTTCGCCCCAGAACTTGTGAATGCGGGTATCGACTGTTTCGTATTGGCTGAGATCAAATGCCACTATTGGCCGCCCATACTTCGACGCATCTCCATGAGCAGAAATGCTGGGTTAGTCCTGCTCGAGGA